TAGAGCTGGAGGATCTGGAATGGTAATTTTAAGAGTTCCTGGACCTGCAGGACCTACTGTTTCTGTATCTCCTGGAACAAACACAAAAACAACAAGTCCAGCTCCAGATGGATCTGCTACAATATTAACGTTTACTGTAAGTGGACAATTAACATTAAGTTAAAAATATGGCTCATTTTGCAGAAATAAATTCTAATAATATAGTATTGAGAGTTGTTGTTGCTTGTAATCAAGATATAGCTAATAATGGTGGAGAACTTTCAGAACAAGCAGCAAAACATTTTGAAACAGTATGTCCACTGTCTTATAATGGAGTTAAATGGGTTCAAACTTCTTACAATAATAATTTTAGAAAACAATTTGCAGGTACAGAAATGTATTATGATTCAAATAAAGACAAATTTATAAATAAACAACCATATCCATCTTGGACTTTAAATAATAATGATGATTGGCAGCCGCCTGTTTCCTTACCCACTCCCTTAACTTACCCTCAGGGAGCACCTTTTGCTTCTTTTTGGGATGAAAATGGACAAAAATGGTTTTTAAAAGATGGTGAAAACACAATTTATTTCTATAATTATACTTCTAATGCTTGGGAAAAAGCTTGATAAATTTAAAAAATAGTTAATAATAACAATTATAATGATATTAAAAGATTATTATTGGTATTTTACAGAAGTTTTGTCAAAAAAATTTTGTGATGATGTAATTAAGTTTGCAACAAAAAAACAAGATCAATTAGCATTGACTGGGCAACAAACAGAAAAACTATCTAAAAAAAATATTTTAACCAAAGAAGATATAAAAGATTTAAAAAAGAAAAGAGATTCTAATGTTGTTTGGTTAAACGATTCATGGATTTATAGAGAAATTTGTCCCTACATTCATTTGGCAAATAAAAATGCTGGTTGGAATTTTGAATGGGATTGGTCGGAATCATGTCAATTTACAAAATACAAAAAAAATCAATTTTATGATTGGCACGCAGATTCATTTGATAACCCTTATAATAATCCAGAAAATACTAATTTTCATAATAAAATAAGAAAACTTTCGGTAACTTGTTCATTATCTGATTCAAAAGATTACAAGGGAGGAGAATTAGAGTTTGATTTTAGGAATAAAGAAAATGGTAAGCCTGCAATAAAAAAATGTATTGAAATATTACCAAGAGGATCTATAGTTGTTTTTCCATCTTTTGTATGGCATAGAGTAAAACCAGTTACGGAAGGAACTAGATATTCACTTGTAGTTTGGAATCTTGGTTGTCCGTTTAAATAATTTATGAGTTTTAAAAAAAATAAATATATCGTTATAAAAAAAGCAATTTCTAAAGAATTAGCTAATTTTTGTTATGATTATTTCATGATGAAAAGACAAGTGGCAAAAACAATGTTTGATACACGTTTCATAAATCCATTTACAGAATATTTTGGTATATGGAATGATGACCAAGTACCAAATACCTATTCACATTATTCAGACATTGTAATGGAAACTTTATTAATAAAACTTCTTCCTGTAATGGAAAAAACTACTGAATTAAAATTAAATCCAAATTACTCCTATGCAAGAATTTATAAAAAAGGAGATATACTACATCGACATAAAGATAGATTTTCTTGTGAAATATCTACAACCATGCATTTAGGCGGGGAACAATGGCCTATCTTTTTAGAACCAAATAAATCAAAAGGAATAATTAACAAAGAAGGAAAATATATACCATCTACATCTAAAGGAATTAAAATTAATTTATCCTCTGGTGATATGTTAATATATAGAGGAAATGAATTAGAACATTGGAGAGAAGAATTTAAATTTGAAAATTGCGGTCAAGTATTTTTACATTATAATAATATAAACACTTCAGGATCAAAAGAAAATATTTTTGATAAGAGACCTCATTTAGGTTTACCTGCATGGTTTAAAAAATGAGTAATCTGCATCAATACTGGTACTGGGAAAAAGTTTTACACAAAAATGAAATAAAACAATTAAACAAATTTATAGATAAAAATTATGATCAATTAGAGTTACCAGAAAAAGGAGCTAAAGACAAATTTGGAAATTTTAAAAAAAATTCTCTAGTAAAATGTATTTTATGGAAGAAAATTAAAAATTTTTTAGAAGAACCTTATGATAAAATAGTTCATACAGCTAAATACAAATTTGGATATGATATATACGACGTTTCAAATCTAGATATGTGTTTGTTAAATATTTATCATTCTTCAAAAAATTCTGAATACGGTTGGCATATAGATGTAAATAAAGATGATTTATTTGATGTCAAATTAACTGTAATAATAAATTTATCTCTTGAAGAATTTGAGGGGGGAGATTTCAAATTGTTTCAAAATGATGAATATGTAGTTGAACAATTAAAAACTCCTGGTAACATGATAATGTTTAAATCACAAATAAATCATTGTGTAACACCTGTTACAAAAGGAGAAAGAAGAACGCTTACCATATTTATTCATGGTCCTAAATTTAGGTAATACAAAGTTTGTAGAAAAATATCTTACAAATGTAAGATGGAATGAAAATTTAAATAATCAATGGCAAGTAGAAGGATTAATAGAAAAATTATCAAATCAATATTTTAAATTTGATATACGTTTTTTAAAAAATTTTAATGGAAAAAATGGAAAATTAATAAATTCACAAAGTAAAGCAGATAAGGTATTATTTGAAAATGACGAAAATTGGATTTTAATTGATACAAAAGAATTAATAGAATATATGAAATTACATAATTTAAAAGAAGTAGATTTAATTAAAATAGTTAATGAAATAAATTGGAATATAATATTGCCTAAAAAATGAAATATAAAGTTGTAGATAATTTTTTAGATAAAGAATCTTTTTTAAAAATAAAAGAATGTTTAACTTCAAATAATTTTCCTTGGTTTTATAATAAAAGTGTAGCTGAAAATAATAGTAATGATGGCATTTATTTTACTCATCTTTTTTTTAATAATGAATTAAATAAAAGTTATTACTTTGATTTAATGATTCCTATCCTTAAAAAATTAAAGTTAAAATCTTTAATAAGAATAAAAGCAAATATTTACCCACCTACAATTAAAATATTTGAACATGATACTCATACAGATTTTAATTTCAAACATTTAGGATTTTTGTATTATGTTAATACTAATGATGGATTCACAAGATTAAGTAAAAAAATAACAGTAGATTCTGTAGAAAATAGAGGTTTATTTTTTGATTCTTCTGTTAGTCACAACAGTTCAACTTGTACTACTAACACCGGAAGAATAAATATAAATTTTAATTATTTTTAACCTTATTTATAATCAAATAAATATAAGGTATAATGATCTATGCCTTTAAAAAAAATACCCGTAGCTCCAGGCTTTGATAAACAAGATACAGCATCCCAAGCAGAAGGTCGCTGGATTGATGGAGATAACGTACGTTTTCGTTACGGAAGCCCTCAAAAGATAGGGGGTTGGGAGCAGTTATTATCAAGTACACTAGTCGGTGCAGCACGAAATCAATGGATATGGGCAGATCTTAAAGGTAATCGTTATTCAGCTATTGGCACTAATAAAGTATTAGTTATTTATTTTGAAGGTGCGTTTTACGATATTACACCAGTCGATACTGTTTTAACAAGTTGTACCTTTAATACTTTAAACGGCTCTACATCGTTAACTGTTAACAAAGCTGGACATGGGTTAACTGTTGGAAGAATTGTTAAATTCACCGCAGTAACACCACCCACAGGAACAACTGCAGGAAACTTTACAAATTTATTTGAGGTAATAACAACACCTTCATCAAGCACTTTTACAGTCACTTTACCAACAGCCGCATCTTCAACGAACAATGCTTCCGGTTCTGCCTCTTGCACACCTTACTTTGATTTTGGTCCCTTTGGACAAACATACGGATATGGTTATGGTACATTTAACTGGGGCGGATTTAGTTCAACAGTTACTCAAAATGCAATAAACGTAATTGGTGGAATAAATAATTCAACTGCAACAATTACAGTAGACTCAACTACAGGATTTCCTGCATCAGGAACTATTTTAATAGATTCAGAATTAATTACGTATGCTAGTTTGAGTGGAACACAATTCTTAACTTGCGGTAGAGGAGCAGAGGGTACAGCTGCAGCATCTCACGCTGATAATGCAATAGTTTATGATGCAGCTACTTATGTTGGTTGGGGAGAAGCATCTTCAGTCCAAACATCAATAAGATTAGATCCAGCAAACTGGTCATTAGATAACTTTGGTCAAATATTAGTAGCAACAATGCATAATGGTCCTACATTTACTTGGAATCCAGATTCGGGGCTAACTACAAGAGCAGTGATAAATGCTTCAATGCCTC